TTTGTAGGTGTAATAGGTTCAGCAGAGGATGAAGCTGTAGCTACAAACTCACCACCAGTTGTACCAATCAAAAGTGTTCGCAGACCTTTTATGTATCTGATAGCGTTTACCTGGTCAGATCCAATCGTAAAAGTCATTCCATCTGTTGCATTTGTACCAGTAGTCATGTCTTCAAAGTCACCAGATTTAGAAAAGAAAAGTTTTTGAGGAGCTGCATTTGTTCCAGCAAAAACTAATCTTTCTTCAAAAAAAGTCACCGTGCTAGGAAAATTATTTGTAGAGGTAAAAGGATTATTGGTTGGTGCGTATAGACTAAGAGTCCATGATGTGTGAGATGTCCTGGATAATTTTCTTGGTTGGTGAGAGGGATGCACAATGAATAATACATCGGCTGATTGTGCAAACTTTATTTCGTTGGCTTCTGCTGCGGAGTAGGGGGTTGATATCTCAACTGGAGTACCACTGTTCAGAACCTGACCCCCATCCTTGTACACTCTCATGTAAGTGTTGCCAAACTCTAACACATAAGTTTGTGTAGTTGAAAATTCAAATGGTACTAATCTTGCCTCTCCATTGCTTTTTGTTTCAGATATAAAACGAGTGCCAGGTCTTCTGGCAGCACCACCATGAGGATGAACAATCATGTTCTCCAGGGTTTTACATCCAGAAAAATATTTTGGTAAATCTATTCTTCCGTCTAACCTGGGTGATAACTCTCCTGATGTAAAATTACTAAAAGCAAAGGTAGATCTAGGCATAAATTATTTTTTCTTTTTTTTCTTCATTTTTCGGAGCTTTGCAAAATCAGCACCGTCAATCTTATTTCGATTACCACCCATAGCAGCAATCTTTTTCTGTTTCATAGACATTTTTTTACCTGGCATTATAACCTCGCATTTATAAAGTCATCAGCCTGGATACGAGTTTCATCATCAACTGTACCTTCAGTAGCATCAGCAAATCGTGCATCTTTGAGCTTCTGTTGATAAAGTGCAAACATTCGATCCATCAATGTAGATGACTGTGTTATTGGATACGCCAACTCTGCTGATAGCCTAGCTGACAGTGTTTCTATTAATGAAGCATCATACTGTGTTGTGTCAGTTATAGACGCTACATATAAAATTTTCATTGTACTTTCGTCAGTAAGTAGTTTTCTACCTTCAATTCTAAATCTTTCATTATTAGAAAAATTAGAATTTTCAGACCGTAAGACTCGTAAACAATCAGCTGGAAGTGTAAACGCACTTGCAAACTCAAACGCTGGAGCGTCAGTATCTTTTGCAAGCTCAACTCTTCTTTGTAAACAATTCCAGGGATGTTCACGGAAAACGGCATCTCTCACTAATTCATACCGTTGGTTGCACAAGCGTGCATTTTTCGATGTTTCAGTGAGGCTAATAATAGTATTACCGCCTAACATATTTAGTGCTGAATTACATATATCAACTACAGATGCCATTTTCTCTCCTTATGTTATTGTGTAAATAGAACTACACAGTGTATTGTACCAGAGGCAGTTGCACCGCCAGTGGTCAAAATTACATCAGTAGATGCTGTTGTTCTGTGACCAATACCAGTCATAGCTGCTATAGCAGCTCCAGTGGATGATCCACCTAACATTGACTGAGTTTGACCAGCTACATTCCATGTGCTTGTTGCAGCAAAAAATAAATCGTCATCGTCTGCTGTTCCAGCTTTCAATGTTACAGATGATCCAAGTGCATCGCACTTTACAATTACATCATGTATCACTGCATTTGCTGGTATTCTTGCAATGGAGATATCAGAACCAGAAGCTAGAGAAGATGCCTCAAATGTTCCGTGGAACACTTTAAGGTTTCCTCCAGCTAACTCGCTGTCTACTTTTACGACTGGAGTGCTATCCATGTTTGTTAGTTCTACGCCTTTAACAGATGCCATGATTTACCTCCTTACGCTTCGTGTGCCTGAATAGAAACAACTTTTTCTTCTTCCATTCTTGTGGCTCCGATTGACATGCAGTAGTAGATTTGAGTTGCATAACCGACATCGGCACGCTCATCAATTCTTGACATGACATCTTTACCCAATGCTAGCTTGATGCCATCTTGTGCATAAGCAAAGCAAAGTCTTTTAGAAGAAGCAATACTTAGTCTATTAGATACGATGAATTGGAAACCCATAAATGTGTTTACTTCACCAGTAACTAAAGCTCTGACTGTATTAAAGTCAGCACTTGTGACTGAAGTTGTGCCTAAAAGGTCATCTATTTGTCGTGGTGACACGACTATGTATCTAGGAATTGACGCATCAACAGAAGCTAAATCAAAAGTTCTTTTGGCTTCTCTTAACTTTGCGATAGTCAATCCATCCGTTCCGCTCTCTGTGATAGCTTGGCTGCCAGGAAGTGCTGTACTTGTACCGCCAGACACACCAGTGAAGCTGGTGCCAGTTGCGGCAGAAATAATGACATCATCCATAGCTCTTCCCATTGCAAAAGCTGCTGCTTGTGCATAAGAAGATGTAGGATCAATCAATGTTCTGACTTTATCCTGGTCATCAATAAGATCAGCGAACTCATAATCCGCTAAAGATACTCTTCTCCGTGCGTGCGGCGTATCTAGTTGCGGGGTCGGAGCGTGGCGACTTGATCTTACTTGTGCTGTTACGCTACCAATCTGTTCAAAGAAAGCGTTCTTGCCTTGTACAGTTTCACTGTCGACTTTATCTCTAAGGAGTGATCCTTTTTGCTGAGATAACATCTGCACATTATTACTGTACTGTTCCACAAAAGCTGTGGTTATTTGTGAAGACATGTTGTCTTTTCCTTCCTTTTTTAGATGTTGTTAATTAACAGAGTAGCTACCGTGTAAACGACTTCTCTTGGATTTTAAGACTTTTGGTCTGCTTTCTTTCCAGCTGTCTTCGAGGAACTCTTTGAGTCTGTCCTCGTAATCCAGGCAAACAATTTGTCTGCCGTAGAATCCCATTCTTTCTTTTGGTAATCAGTGCCAGTTTCAAAAACCATCCTGGCACATTCCATTTTGATTTCTACAACCGTTGGTTCTAAATTACAGTTGCAATCTTTTTTAGTTGCCATGTGCAATCTCTCTTAACTGCATGACATCTTCAACTGCTTTGGCATGGTTAGGATGAGATTTATTCCAATAGGGTGAACCGTCTGCCATCAAACTCTCCATCTTTTCTCTTGCTTGATCTGGTGTCATCACCATGTCTTGAGGATTATTGATAGGTCTATCTTCACTAATCATATCAGATATTTTCATCATAGCTTTGATAAACATGGGATTGTCACCCATGCGAGTACCATCAGAAAATTTTGTATTATCTAGTTCTTCTTTAGAAAAAACATTTTGTGCTACACGCAATGCAGATTTTATTTTTGTATCATAAGCTCTACCATATTCTTTTCGTAGTGTTGCTTCTGTTTCTGCTTGTGCTTGTTGCATATCAACTTGTGCTGCTTCTGTAGCCAAGGTTTGTTTCTCATTATAAAAATTTACAAGTTTTTCTACTTGTTGATTATTTAATCCTAACTCGTGTGCAATAGGTTTGAAGTCAGCAATAATCTCTGTAGCTTCACCTTCTATCTTATAGTCATCAGGTGTGGCTGGTCTTCCTAGTTTACTATAAACAGCATCCCAGTCTTCCTTAGTTGCGTGTTCAGTAGGCACTGGTATCTTATCAGCTCCAACCATTTTTTGTGCATGTATAAAACTTTTTGCTAGTCCTGGTACATCTTGTATTGATTTAAGAGATGGATTATCTCTCAAATCATCTGGTAAACTTTCTTTCCAGTTTACTTCTTGGGTGACAGGCTCAGACGGATTACTTGTTTGTTCTTCCGCTACCTGGTTTTCTTCTGCCATTGTTTTCTCCTTTTAGCATATTTTTGATAAATAAAACTACACTTCGCTGACCTTCTAAAAATGCCAGGTTGTTTGAGTCGTTATCCATCGTAGTGTTGTGTATGTGAAAGCGTAGCTCTAAATCTTGGAGCAACTCTTCACCAGTACCCTGGGTAAAAACTTGTAAATATTTTTGTTTTAATTTTTTTATTTCATCCATTAAGACTTAACCGCTTTTACCATCGGAGCAGTCTTGTTGGCAATCTCAGCTTCTTGCATTTGTTGCATTGCTTCCGCTTGAGCTTGTTGTGCTGCTGCTCGTTGTTGTCTTAGTTGTCCTACTTCCTGGTCACTTCTCAAAATCTTCGCTGGCACACCTAATACTTCAGTGATGTGTCGAACAAACTTGTCAGGATCAATGTAATCAAACACTGGTGCTAACTGTGAGAGTGGAGAAAGTATTTCCAATGCACGAACCGCAGCTGTGATATCACCACCTCGTTGTGACCGTGCAAGCGGAGAGGTGTACTCAATATCAATGTCTTTGCCTTGTAAACTTTCTGGTGGTACTGGGAACATATTCATACGCAGCATAATATTAAAACATCTATCTATGAGTGGTTTTAACATTTCACTTTGTAGTCTACCCAATACTGGAGCCAACATTCTCATCTTCTCTTCGTTACGCTGCAAGACTTCTGTTGCAGTCATGTTGACTCTTTGAGCTAATAGTAACTGATCTACATAAAATGCTTTTCTTATCGCATCTCTTCTTTGATCTTCATATTGAACACCCAGTCCAATATTTGGATTTGTATTCAATGGTTCAATACGATCTCTGGAACCTGAACGATAGAAATTAAGACCACCAGGTACAGTTCGTATTGGTAGCATGAAACCATCATCAGGTACTAATAAAGGAGGATCTATAGTTTTCTGTGCTGCTTTGATAATGGTTTCTGACATCTTGTTAATCATCTTGATGTCTGCTAGTGCTACCATCGCTGGCGATCTTCCGTATGTTTCTACAGAAGATTTTAAAAATCTAGGTACCACATAGGGGAACTCATCATATCCACCTTCACCTAACAGCTCTGTTGTTTCAGGATCACAATATATGGATGCAAATGGTTTGTTGATTGCATCTATTTTTCTTGGATCAAATTCATCCCTGGGTAATACTATGTGTAGTAATTCAATCTCATCGTATGGGTTTTTATCTTTTAGCTTTGTTATTTTGCTGGATACTTCACCAAACATTTGAAACGCAGCTCTAGCTGACATTTTAAATTTTCTGTAAACAGTATCCACACGACCAAATTCATTTTCTTGTATGTAGATTTCAGAGATGTGCCTGGTTGAAAATCTTAGACCTGACACCTCATCTTTCTCAATCATCATGCTGCCAGTACCAAAAGTTATTAGATCAGCATACAGTTCGTGAACTTCTTGTTGAAAATTAGATCTATTTAAAATTATATACATCTGGTGGGTGGCTTCTTCCAACCACTCCATCGCAGCATCATCTCTATTAAACTCAGAGTCCTTGTACTTCATCATAAACCAGGGCGAAGCTGCATTAGTCAACATGCCGTGAAGTGATGATGCTAAAAGTTCTGCTGCATTGATTGCAGTAGAGTCAAATATCTTTTCAGTTCTTTTATCACCCCTGGCACGCTTTGTTGTGACATCCGCTCTTCTGGGTAAAACATAATCAGCAATTTCTTGCCAGTGACTCTCCCAGGTTCCTCTAGTTGTTTTAAGTTGTGAAAATCTTCTTATAAGTTCTTTTATATCCATTTAATCGCCTAACTTGGGGTTTGCTCCACCTAATCTAATTCTTTGTAAGTCTGCAAAATCTTGAACACCCTGGTCATAGATTTGACTGATTGTTCTTTTTTTTGTTTTATTTTTACCAGTAAGTATTGAGGATGCAGCACTACCTACGATACCGCCTTTTTCTATAAGTGTTGGTATTATACCTTTTGTTTTTTGTGGCTTTGGTAAAAATTTAGTAAAGTTTGTAGGAGTGTCATCTCCTGGTCTGTTACTAAGTTTTACATTTCTTAATGAAGAGTCATCTGCTTTACCACCAAACAAAGCTCTTGAAGCATCACCTACGAGTTCTGTAACAGTGGGTGCTGATGAAACAATTCTTCCAGTGTAGTCTGCTGCTGTAGCTCCAGTACGAAATACTGGCTTGCCATCTTTTTGTGTCAATCCTTTGACTGTGGGTGAACCTTCTACAAATTGTACTCCACGACCACGATTAGCAGCTTCTTGCAATTCTTTTTCTCTTTTTTTAGATATCTCTCCACCAGTCATAATGTTATTCATTAACTGTGAAGTTACAGCTGCTCTGTTAGCATCTCTTTTTTGTTTTGATGCTGTTTGATCTCCCATTAGTACATACCGCCTAATAGGGTGGGTGTGCCTAGCTGTGCTGTGTCTGTAACACCAGCAACAGAAGTCAATATAGTTCCACCTCTACCTTTGCCTTTGTCTGATGAACCACCACCCATATCTCCAGGTTGTGTGGTTTCAGCAACTTTCTTTTTTAATTTTG